TTCTTGCACGTCATCAAATACATCTTCTTGTAGATCACCTAAAGTATCTTGAACATCACCTAAAGCTGTTGATGTCTCTGTATCTAATACAGTATTATCATAAGTCATTGTAAGTTTGGCACCTAAAAGATTTGGCCCACCTCTGCTTGCAGTTCCTGTATTATTATCAGTGCCACTCCAGGACCAGTCTACTTTATTAGAATTTGGGTTGTTATATACAACTGTATCATTGTATTGACCACAATCTGCAGATACTCCTGCAGAAGAAGACGTTGGATAACCATTACAGTTTCCTTTAAAACCATCTATGTCTGTTCTTGTTTGAGTAGTGGTAGATAATACAGTGCCGCTTGAGTCTTTTAATTGAATAGTTATAGTGTGTGAATCTGTATTTCCGGTGTCGCCTTCACAATTTCCAGCTTCATGGTCACAATTTGCAATGTCTATGTAGTTATTAAGAGTAATACCATTGTCTAACATGTCCTGAGTACGATTAGTGTTAGTTAAAGCAATGTCATTTTTAGTTATTGTTGCAGTACCAGTAACTTCAAAATCTCCACCTACGTTATGTTTATAACCACAATTTGATTGAGAAGTTGGACACGTAACTGTAAATCCATTCATTGTAGCATTATTAGATACATAACCAGAACTACCAGGATTAATTTGATCTGTAGAACTAGAGTTCCAATCTACTCCATCTCCTGCATTAGGAAGTAAATTACCGGTTGTTATTTCTTCTGCTGAAATTGTAAGGGTTAATACTGTCAGCAAAACTGTCAATAGCAAAATACGCATATACACTAGCTCCTATAAATATTGTTAACCAAATCATTTTTTCTTCCTCATGTAATTTTCTGATGGCTCATAGTTCCATTTTTTACCGTGATGACCTCTTATATCTGCATACCACATTCTTAATCTTACAATCCATTTTCTTACTGGTCTAGGCATTATTTAGGTGATTCCCAGTTTACAGGTTTTTTCTTTGGTAAAATAATTTTTTCTTTTTCTCTATCTATTATTTCAAATTCTTTTGTCATTTTAGCTTCTTCTTTAAGTCTTTTCTTTTCTTCTAAAGCTGCTTTTTTAGCCATTGTTTTTTCTTTTTTTTCTCTAGCTTTCATACGTTTTACATAAATATCATAATCAGGTCTTTCATGATCATATTTAGACCACAATGCTTTTGCTTCTTTACCTATTTTACCATCTATCGGACAAGGAGTGCCGGCCTGTATCATAGATTCAAACACACGCTCATCTTGACAAAGTATTGCAACTGCTGCAACCTTCATACCAAAGTCATTAAGTATTCTTGCCAGTTTTAATCTTTCACAATTTTTATCTATTATATGTTTACCACCACTAATACCTAAGCCAAATGTTTGAACACCTGCAGAAACACCAACGGCACATACGTCTTGTGTCATAGAATTATATGATGGTGCTGATGCTGATGGTGGTGAAGACCTTATATCTGAATTTGTAGTATTGTTAGTTGTAGAAGTAGATTCAGACCCTGATTGATATGTAGTTGTAGCAGTTGATGTATATCCACCTTCAATTGCTGTATTACTTCCTGATGTATTTGTTTGTGTAGATCCAGGATAAGCTGGTCCAATAAATGTTAATAAACAAATTAAAATAATTAATATACCGGTAAAATAATAATTCATCCTGCAGCCCTCCATTATTCGTATTTAACCTCGTTTTCAAAAGATATATCCAAACCATGATCTTTTTCTTTTTTATAAGTTCTTTTGCATTTACAATTGTTACAAGTGCATACACCATAATCATCTGCATGGAGATCTCCATTACAGTGACATTTACAATGACAATTTTTACATTTAGCCATTTACAAGTCCTCTACAAGAAGGACATTGTTTTTTATAGGTATCTGGATGTTTTTCGCAAACTGTTTTTATTTCTGGTTCAGGAACATCTTCACATAATTCAAGATGTGGGTCTTTTTCTTCTTTTTGCCAATTAAAAAGCCAGTTAACAAATTTGTTCCATAAATTTTTAATCATTTTTTTTCTCCTCAATTTCGTAAAAGAAATTGTCAGTGTCCTCCGTTTTCCACTTACCTGTATCTTCTACATTCCATTCGGAAGTTTGTACCTTCCAATCGGGGATTTCATCCTTCACTGTAAATGAAGGTATATCCCATATTAATCTATTGTTTGGCTGTGCCGCATAGTTGCCGTCATCTAACGCAAGTATGTGTGCGCACTTATGTTCGTGCGGGATCTCAGAATGATCAGTGTCTATTATATTACTCTCTGGATGTGCAAAGTCAACTGTGAATAAGTAGGATCCGTGATGCCACTTTTTATCTTTTCCTATATATTTACCGGCTTGTCCGTCTAAAATATCAAAACAAGTAATACTAGGGTAGTAAGAAAAACAATTCCACAATTCCAATTCATCAAGTCTTCTGGTCGGAACAGTTTCCGGTTGAAAACCACGTTGAATAAAAGCTGATATGGGGAGACGATAAAAGATAGCACCGTTCTCCATGATGGCATGGAAAAGGATTGGCCTTCCCGTGATTGCGGCAATACCGAAGATAATACAGTCTTCAACTTCGCCATGATGTTTTTTAAGGTCATATAAATACTCCTTTTTTATTTGTGCGTATTGTACAGGAATATTTGCATTTAAGTAAGCCATAATTTATCATTTTATTTGGCCCCAATTAGGACCTGATTCATAGTCTACCTTGTTAGGCACTTCTAAGTCAACAGCAGATTCCATAATTTCTTTTATTTTTTCTGCATGTTCAAAACTCTTAACAGATATATCAAGTTCATCATGCACTTGTATATGCGGTATGATACCTTCTTTGTGTAATTCTATCATAGCTTTCTTTGTCATGTCAGCTGCTGATCCCTGTATAAGTTTGTTTAATGCTTTGTAAGTGTAAGCACGTTTGATCCCTGGTCCGTGTTCCAAGAGCGCTGCGTCATGTGGCAATGCTTTGTGTATACCAAACTGATTAGGTTCCCATAAATGAAACCGACAAAGTCTACCGAGTAATGTACGGATTCGACCAGAATCCTGTGCTCTGCTCATAACATTATCCATTAACATTTTAACAAATGGTACTTTGTTGTGATATTGTCTAAACAATCCTTCAGCCTTATCTTTACTAATACCAAGTTCCGCTTGTAATTTATTTTTACCCATACCATAGAACAAACCAAGATTTATCGTCTTGGCCTGTGATCTAGGTATCTCTGCCATATCAGCAACGATCGTATGAAAGTCAGCATCGCCATCGCGATACGCATCCAATACTTCGCCCACTCCATAGAGATTCTGTAAAGCTGCATAATGCACTACCAACCTAGGCTCTTGCTGAGAATAGTCAAAACAACCCCATGTATGGCCCTCCTCGGGTATAAATAATGACCTAATAGCAGGTCCAAGATCCTTGTTCCGTGCTGGTATTTGCTGTAAATTTGGGTTTGAATAACTAAATCTCCCTGTCACAGTTCCGCCATTATCTGATCTAAGCTGATTAATTTCTGCATGAATTCTACCTTTATGTGAATGCTTTAATATGGTATCAATAAACGTGGTATGGGCTTTATTAATTTCACGAGCCTGGGCTATTCGTTTCACTAGTGGGTGGGGGTGATTCTGTAAAAAGTTTTTAGTAAAGGAAGGTGCAGATGTTTTCTCAGTTCTATCATAATTTAATTTTAGTTTATCAAAAACTTGTGCGATTGATCGTGCAGCCCATATTTGAGTATCTATGCCTGTTTCTTTTTTTACTTCTTGGATTAACTTATCTTCTTGTGATGATAATTGTTGCTTCAGTGTATGAGCTTTTTGAACGTCCACTCGAACGCCACAAAATCTCATGGCCACCAAACATGGAAAAAGTTCCGTCTCAAGATCAAAAATAGATTGTATATCTTGGTGTAAAATTTCTTTTTTAAGTTCTTGCCAAAGTTCTAATGTAAGTTCAGCGTCTTTTTCTGCATAAGCGCCAACATAAATGGCAGGTAGTTTATACATTTCTGCCTTGGCGTCAACACCCCAATCTTTTGCAGCAGTATATAAATCGCTTTCATTTTTTGTTTTGCCGGTGTATCTTTTAGCACAGTTGTTTAAGTCATAGCGCATTTGATTTTCATCAACAAGGGCCGATGCAATCATCGTGTCTACAATTTTACCGCTGACACTTAAACCAAGCGCTTGTATCCAACACACGTCATACATGGCGTTGTGAAATATTTTTATAGATGGTGTATTTAACACACCTTGAAACCATTTTAAAACTTTTTTACGATCCATGTTGCCGCCACCTTCGTGTGCAATAGGATAATAACCAGACCAACCTGGCACAGCTACAGCAATTCCTGTAACATCTCCTTTACCAATTACAGATCCTGACCCCATTTTTATTAGGTCTGGGTCTTTAGTTTCTAAGTCAATTGCAATTTCATCATACTTGGATAAATCTGGAAAATTTTCTGGTGGCAACCACTCTGTCTGTGGTTTAAATAGAGGTATCTGCATCGTAATCCCTTTCAATAATCATTTCTAAAAAGTGTATTGCTTTTAATATGTCTTGCTTTTTTCCTTTCAGTCGATGACGACAGATATATTTTATAGCACAACCTTCCGGAAACAGCAACTCATTCTCAACTACAAACTTGCTTGGCTGTATTTTAAATTTTTGATAATGGGATCCTCCGTGTTGTTTATCCCAAACGCTTTTCTTTTTCATAGTAAATATCCCTTCTCATATTTTTTTGGTTCTATTATGTGTAAGTTTTCTTTTGTTCTTGTTGCACCAACATAAAACAATCTATTTTCATCGTCTGGATCTCTTTCGTAACCTTTCATAGTATTTTGTGTTAGATCTGTTAACAACACAACGTTTTGTGATTCACCACCTTTAGCTCCATGTATTGTAGATAATTCTATTCGCGGTTTTTTATTTAGTTTTTCTCCATTTGCTCTCATCTTTCTTAAATAATCTACTTTTGTTTGTCCGGCATCATCAAACGCTTCATACCAAACTGTTTTAACTTGTAGACCATAATCTTTTGTTAATTGATCTATGCCATAAAAAGATTCTTTAGCCATACCTTTTATTTTTTTCTTGTGCCAATGTTTAGATCCCATGTATTTAGATATACTTTCTATTTGTTTAAAATTTATCAACTGTCCTTGTCTTAAATGCTCCCAGGCTGTAGCTGCTTCGTGTAAATCTTTTTCTGTTCCTCTTCTGTATCGTGAAGAATAATACAAACCACGTTGATACAAAGATTCTTCTATATCTTTTAATAAATGTTTTGTTCTAGCTAAAACCAACCACTCGCCTGATGACATATCAATTGTATCAGCGCTGTAGTGTCTATGCAAACTTCCTTGTACAGTTTTAGGTTGCCATGTTTTATCTATCCTGTTTCTAATTCTATTAATAATACCCATCGCTACACCATGCACTTTAGCTGGTATTCTAAATGATTGTGTTAGCGGTAAATATTGTCCTTCTAATGCTATAAAAGAATCTACATCTGCACCAGCCCATTTGTATATGGCTTGGTCATCATCACCTGCAATAAAAGAATCTTGTGTTTTATTCCATATTGTTTTTGCCATGTCCCATTGCATTAATGATAGATCCTGCGCTTCATCTATAAATACTACATCAAACTTTGGTGATTTATCTGACTTAGTAAATTCTGTAATCATGTCATTAAAATCTATTAAGTTATATTCTTTTTTGTATCTTTTTAATTCATTATCTATAATTCGTAATGTACTTCGCTCTAAATCCTGTGTGTGTTCGTTTAAATCAAACTGTTGTTCTGATGTAATGTTTCGTAATTGTGCTAATTGTATAATGCGTAAATATTCACTGTCAGAATTAAACGCACTACCTTGATCTTCTTGATAATCTGCATAGGTTACAGGAAAACCTAACTTCTTTCCTAAATCTTTGTAATGTCTTTGTTGCATTACTTGATCTTTTTTTATTCCAAGTTTTCTAAATGCTAGTGAGTGTAGTGTTCTAAAATATGGTAGGTCATCTTCTGTAAGATTAAATTTTTTTATAGCTCTGTCTCTTGCTTCGTATGCAGCTTTTTGTGTAAATGCAAAGTACCCAACTTTATATGGATCTGTATTTTTTAAATAGTCATCTACTTTATTTAACAAAGTTGTAGTCTTACCTGTGCCTGGTGGTCCTAATACTATTGTTCTCATTAATAAGGATCTTTTGGTTTAAGTTCTTTTTGTGTATAATCTTCTGTCTTTTTATCAAATTGTTTTACAACAAATACAGATATTCTTTCTTTTCCAATACGTTTGTCATCACAATTACATGTTTCTTTTAACATTTGCGCAGTTCTAGAGTATTGTACATCCCAACGTTTTCTAATTAAAAATTGATTATAAAATTTATCAAATATAAAATGATGATAACCATCTTTAGTTAACACACCACCTCGTTTTAAATCTTTTATGTCAGAACCTATGTGTCTATCTAAACAAAACTCTTCTAAATGATTTTGTAATTGGTCTTGAGTAGTCACACCTTCTGGTGGATCTATTGGTTCGTGATTCTTCATTAGTGGATTTATTATCATGTCCCAATCTTTTGGTTTTACTGTTGGTGGTTTAAAGTCTAGTTGTTCCATGCATGCTTCTTGAAATAAACTTTGTTGTTTTAAAAATTTTACATTCTCCAAGTGCAATCGTTCACCATCTACATTTAAATAATAATATGGTTTTTCTAATTTAATTTTTTGTAAGTCAGTTAGTGCAGGAAATACTATTTCTTCACCTATACCAAACTTTCTTTCTCTACATAATTTTTTATCACACAAATTACACATAGGTGTATCATTACATTTGTAACCCCATTCTTTTTTATCATGTTGTCTCTTAATTATTTCTACTTCTGATTCGCTAAGTGGTGTTGTTGACGCTGTTGCATTAAACAAAGTCATTTTACTTTTCCATTCTGCTGGCCATTTTTTCTTAGCATACACACCAAAATGAAACATAGAATTGTTACGACCACCTTCTGGTATTTTATTCATAGCCATAAGTTCTATACATGGTGGTGCATCGGAGTATTCTGATTGTGGTCTTTCTATTTTAATTTTTGTAATGTCTGTTTGTTTAACAGTGTTATATATTATGTAAAATTCTTGTAATGTTGCTGCACTACCATTCTCTTTAAATGCGTATCGTGTTGTGTTGTCACCATTAAAATATGGTAAGTTTAAAAAATTTCCTGTGTCATCTGTTGATTTTAATTGTATTTGTTTTGGAAAAACTTCTGATCCGCCGTATCCTAGTAGTGTTTTTATTTCCGTTAATTTGTCTCTCATTCTTTCTGCTGCTACCGGTTGCTCGGAAAAGAGAAAGACATGTGCTCCTCCACTCTTTGACCTACACACAGCCAAAGGTAGTTTAAATTGTTTTATTTTATTTATTAATTTTTTATGGTCAAAACCTGCGTATGAATCTATGTCCACACAACCCCATATACATTGGTTGTCTTCGTTAATTGGTATGATACCTAAACTTTGTGTACCATCTAAATGCATGGTCCACAGTTCCGTGGTCACTGGTTGACGTACTACGAATGATTGTCCTTTTAATTTAACACCATTTTCTGCAGGTGCACTTACTTTAGTGCAACCATGAGCACGTTCTAATCCTTGGAATATGTTTTTAAAATTTTCTACTGACATAAATTAAAAGTGGGCGTATCCACTCTCGCTTAGACGCCCACTACCTAGGATTCGGTTAGTATGGTGTACTATTTGTTTCCTCTGATCCATGTTTAGCTTGAACTTCACCTTTGCCTACTCGCTCAGCAAAGTTTTTCGCTATGTCATAGATTGATTTGTCAGTAACAGGACCAACTTTAGTTACATCCCATCCAAACCATGTTCCTTTGTCATTAGACATCTGAACAGTTTTTAGATTATAAATGTGGCTGTAAGTTGGCGGTGTAAATAATCCGTTCTTGCCCTGCATTTTAATTCCCATCATCATTGAGTTCCATTTTCTACT